AGAATTATTTGTAAATTCAAAGAAGAGCAATTGATTGTTCTGGTAATAAAAATTGCTAAACGTGATGTTGTTTATGCAGATTAAAATTCGCTTTCCGCTTCTATCTCCCCATCTTCAAACCAATTAGGAAAAGCATTAAGCGGTAATAAAAAAGGCTTATGGCGTTATCGAGTAGACAAGTTCAGAATTATTTGTAAATTCAAAGAAGAGCAATTGATTGTTCTGGTAATAAAAATTGCTAAACGTGATGTTGTTTATGCAGATTAAAATTCGCTTTCCGCTTCTATCTCCCCATCTTCTGCTTCTGCCAGTTTGATATCCCTTTGGAACTGGCCACTCCCGAATCTTTCTTGCCAAGCCTTCCCTGCCGATATTCCACCGCGGTCAATATATATAGCGTCAATCTCTGCGTACTTTTTTCTAATTTCCGCAAGTTCAGCCTCTGAAGGATTATACAACGACGGAAAAGTCCAACTAAAATCTTGTGCCCTGTTTTTCCAACCTTGCTGATTTTCCAAGATTTTAATTAGCCAAGTAATACAGGGTTCAATCTGATCTTCTCTGTAGCTACTGACGATGTCGTGCCAGTTTTTCTGATCATTCTCGCCGGAAGCGTTTAAACCCGACGGAGCCCTGCCGAATAACCTGCTTGCAGGGATACCGGTTGTAGCGCATATGGTTTCGCTAAATTGCTCCCACAATTCACTTAAACCCGATACGTTACTCGGGAGCTTGGTATATTCCTCACCGCCCTCACTATCCAGCATTATCGTATTTTGGCTTGACCTGCTTCTGTCAATTACCTCTAAACGCTTAAGCACCGCATCCATTTCATCATTACTGACTTTGTCGTCCAATCCTGATAATTTCATAACCGGCTGGACGAAATCCTGCACGATCTCAACCGATGAATTGTTGATAATGGCGTGGTTTCTAATGGCGTTATAACATGCCTGCAAAACCGAGCCGTCCCAGCCTTGATTCTTTACCTTTGAAGTACCGGACAGGCTTTTGCCGCCAAAAAGAAAACACCTTGAACGATGCACCTTAATCCCCTTAAATTCATCGGCGAAATAACCCTTATCCTGCTTACCGATTGTATATGTTTCAGGCTCACCGAAATGTTGCTTATAAATATCATCGCAAAAGTCCTCATCATCAAACGTGATCTGGTAGCGGTCAAATACCTGCAATGAAACCAGACGGTGAATTCTCTCCGGATTCAAGGGTTTTGACATATCCTGTCCGTCATCAACAAAAGCGACAAGTAACGCCCCGCCATATAGCCTACCAAAGCTACCGGCCTCAAATATCTTTTGTTTTGCTTTAACACGCTTCATCTCCTCCAGTAGCTCTACTTCCGCATTAATAAAGCCTTTCAATGAATCGGCGACTACCGCTTCAACTATGCGCTGGGATATCCCGTCATCATTATATAAGCCTTCTAATGTTCGTTTTTGTAAGGTATAGCTCGGACTATAAACCGTATTATTAGTCCTGCTACTGGAGGTGCCCAGATTAGTAGAGTGATTTATCCAGCCATCAAGGCGGAAAAATTTCCCAAATGCGTTAAGTATACTTTTCATGTAATTTCTTTTAAAGGTTTGCAAGCGCTTCCATATCCCATTTACTATAGTTGCAGCCTTTACGCTTCATACTACGCTCTAGCGCATATCTTAAGGCGTCTATGCAATGATTATGCTTATCAACGACGGTGTTTGTTATGTCTCCACTTCTTGGGTCTTCTTTGTATGAATAGAGCGAAAATTCCTTGATAGTATTAAGGCAATTCTCATGAATAATTACCTTGTCAAAGCTCCTGATATAGGCAATGCCGTCTTCAACAGATCCCTTGCCCTTTTCTACTGCCCTAATTGACAAGCCTTGTCTTTTTAAAAAAGAAATGCTTTCAGGTCTTGCATTATCCGCATAAATAGTATGCCGCCTTAAATCCGGTAATCTCTTTTCAATAAATCCAAGAGTGTCATCTATCTCAAGCCCTATCTTTACTGCTTCGTGGGATATGTATAACCTGTTATCATATACATAGCAGCATATGGCAGCCGTCGGGTCTTGCGAGAAACCAAAATCCAACCCGAAATATTTGTGTATGCCTTTAGGTTCGTCAAACCTTTGTACTTCCCATTTATCTTTAAATATTTGGGCATCGGAATGCTCCAGACACTCACCTTCCCATACATGACGATAAAATCCGTAATCCCTTAATTTATCTCGTTCCATTTCCTCTTTAAGCACGGAAGGAAAATACGGATTATCTTGCCAATTAACTTTAACAATGTAAGCGTTTTTAGGTGATTCCGCACTTTCAATAAATTCTTTGTACAATACATCTGATTTATTTTTGGGATTCATGGTAACCCAAATTTCAGAAAGCTCATTACGAATAGTAGGCTTAATTACCCGCCACGAACCTACACTTAATGTATCAGCTTCTTCTATCCATAAATGGGTAATGCCGGCTGTCGATTTAATACTATCTATATTGTGCCGCAGTCCCTTAAAAATAAAACGGCTATTGCTTAAAGTGTTACGGATTTCATCATGGGTAACCTCAAATATGCCCTGTAACTTTAAAGCCTCTATTCGTTGGCATATCAAAGAATGGACACTATCCTTAATCGAGTTCTGAAATTCACGCCCACAAAGTATTAAGCATTTCCTTGTACATGAGATTAATATTAGAGCATCAGCAACACCATAAGACTTACCTGAGCCTCTGCCGCCATAAATAACCTTATAACGATATGGCTTAAATAATCCTTCTTGCCATGGCTCAATCTCCAAGTTCATTGTCCCCCTCATTAGCAGCTTGTCTATTGCTAATATTTAGTCTGTTGCTGACATTTAAATTAATAGAAGGCAAAGTAATAGGTGTGTTTGATGTAACATCAAAATACTGCTTCTCTGACCATCCTGCTTGGGTTTTTAGGTAGAATATTTGCGAAGTGGTATCACCGTCTCTAGCTTTTGCATAAAGAGAATTCCCTATATCAACAATTGCATTTGCTTTGCCTTTTTTATAAGCGGTCAAAACCTCTGTTTGCCTTTCTCGGATAGAGAAAAATGTTTTTTCTCCTATGCCTAAGTGGTCTGCTATTTGCTCGATAGTTAAATATCGAGCCAATAGCTCAACTTCGTCTATTTGCTCTTGAGTTAAAACGGTTTTTGGGCGACCGCCTTTGTTTTTGCGGTTTGCTGATTCTGTCATGTGTTTTTTGCAAGGATTTAAGTTTTGAGTGTACCACAAAACAGGAAATTAGACAATCGTGGAGCAAAAACTTATAGACACTGAAAAAGAATTTTTAGGAGTAGATAGTTTGGTTATGTAGAATTAGCGCCGTACTTGATTTTGACTAAAAATTAGGTACGGCTACAAATTCAAAATTAAATTGCTATTCTTAAGATTCTGATGAAATTTATGGTTTGCACGCCATTTACTTAATTGCCTCTACAAACAACTAATTCTCCATATTTATAATTCCAATAACGTTAACTTCAGCAACGTTAACTTCAACATTAACTATTGTTGTTTCCTCAGCGCTATTCATCACCACAAGTCCTTGACTCATACCCGTACAGTTAGGTGAGTTTGGAATGCCATAACTCGTGGTCGACCAATTTGTAGTTAGATCAAGCATAAACATATTAAAGCGTTGGGTATCGTTTGGGTGACTTTCCATATTAGGAGGAATAGTTATAATCCTTAATATTTCACTTATTTGATCAAAGTTAAAACTATATGACGCTGTGCTAGGGTTTAAATGGGCAGGGGAATTCCAAATATTAATCAATGGTTCTATAGTAGATTTCCAATAAGCAACATCTCTATATTGGGAATGAGCTCCCCTGATCATGTGTTGGAAGACAGGATGAGGAACATTGTAAATAGTTGTTTTAGACATTATTCTTTCTCTGTTTTAGGTTTACGGTTTAACTAATATTTAGCTATAGAGTAAATAAAAGTCAGAGTCAATATAATATATGCTCAGATAAATTAATAATCTAGCATACTAACGCCTCCAATCCAAATGGTACAATTCGGCGTCTCTATCGCTGTTATACTTTCGTTTGGCTCTCATTGCTTGATATCTGGCAAAAGCCTCTTGTTGCTGCAGTTCTTCATATTCCTCTATTAACGCAATGGCCTCTTTGTTCTTGTTATAACGCTCTGTCAGGCGTTTTGCTTTCCTGCGCTGCACAAGGCGGTAATTCCTAACCTCCTCATCGTCTTGGTACGGCACGCCGTAATATTCTATGTTATTCATCATTTATCGTTAAAATGGGATTTCATCGTCATGGATTTCTACAGCTTCGGCTGCTTTAGGCTTGTCCTCAAATTCATATCTCCCATTATAAGCTGAGCCATTTTCATCATTATTGGACTCACTGCCGGTTATTACAGGTTTATCCTTTGGAAACGTTAGCATGTTAATATCCTGTATGTGGACTTCAATCTGTGATTTTGCCACACAGTTTTTATCAATGTATGCATTGTTTTTAGGGATGCCTCTGACCATTAATCCCATACCATGCTTAATATTATTTCTAATCATTTTAGAGAGCCCCTCTGACCATGATTGGCATTTATACCAAGTAACCTCTTTCTGCTCCTGCCCGTCCTTGTCTTTCCATTTTTTAGTTACCGAAAGTGAAAAGCTTGTGAAGTTTGGGAATTTATCAGCCATAGGGTTTACCGGCTCGCCGTATACATAACCGATTAATTCTATTGTCGCGCTAGTTCTCATTAAAAACCTCCATTAGGTTTGTAAATTATTGGCCTTTCATCGTTATTCTTAAAACATAGCTCAAGAGTAACTTTGTTCTTTTTGACTACATGCTCGATTGCTACCCCAAAGCTCCTGTAAATATAATCAACGTAACAACTTGCGCCTGTCAGGATAATTTTGTTATCCTGCTTATCTTCGCTGATACTTAACTTATCAAACCATGCAGAAAGAATGTGCTGCCTTGTGTTCTTTGGAAAAAAGTTTAACAACTCCTTTCTGAATTCATCCCACTTGTCTAGCCTTTGCCCAAACTGAGTTACCTCGGCAATCTGACGCTCAGGCTCGCTAGTTTTTAATCCCGTTGAAGAGACTATGGTAATGGCATCACCGTAAACCGATCTTATGCAGGATCTAAGGAGTTCCCTGTCTTTAGCAGGCAGAACAAACCCATCACTCACTTTTACGCCTAATTTGTTTGAATCAATCAGAGTAAATTTGCAATTTTCCATGATTTCCTCAGACCTTACGCTACCAAAGCTTTTAAAAATCGCTCCGCTTAGCTCAAATGTCATATTTCTCGTGGATTCAGGCGGTATTTGCTGTGCTTTCATTGGGGTAATTTCCTCATCTTTTTTGGTTGTTTTACTGCCTACAGCATCTTCATTTCCAGAAGCGTTTTGAATCTCTGAGGTGCTTGGAGTACTTGGGTCAAGAAGGCTTGCCAGTAGCGGGATATCCTGCAAAAGACTAAGCCCTGATGTACCGGGGTCTCGATTTTTGTGAGATCGGTAATGTTGCTTCTCTTCTTCGGCTGTCTCACCTAGCGGGATTACCTCGGCTGCTACCTTAGTAACTTCTGCTTGGCTCTTTGGGAAATAGCTTAACTGGGCTTGAGTTTCTTCTGTATCCTGATCCCTGGCTGGCTCATTCACAGAGCCATAAGCCAGGGTTAGTGTTGTGGTTGCCTGTTCCGGTATTTTTTCCTCAAAATGAGTCTTTGAGATTGGAAAGATTTTTGCCTCTCGCGCGCGCGTTTTATGTTGACTAAGAGTTCTATGTTTACTAAGAGAAAGAGAAGAAGAATAACCTAACGGTTCTTCTTCTCTTTCTCTCTTAATCTCTCTTATATTACTTATATATGATGCCCGAATTTTTTCGGCTATCAGACCGAATTTTTTCCCTCTTCTAACCAAATTAATTTTGCTATCAATAGTATAAAATAGCTCAGGATTGGAGGTTCTTTTTTCACCGTCTTTACTAAATTCAATTACGTAACAATAGTTGTATCTCTTACCCTCAAAATGCGCCATTCTGTGGTACTTGTAACTTACAATATCTTTCAACTGTTTTAGCAGGTTGCTGTTTTGATCGGCTTCTTTACCCGTAATATCGCTAAGGAAATCTTGATTTACGCAAATCTTTTTATTCGGGCTAGCAAGTAACATCGAAACTAAGTTGGTAAGCATGGTTAATGCGTTATCTGCCAATACCTTAGACGGGTCATTCGCACGAGTAACACAATGCAAATCCCTATAGACTCTATCGAAGGATCTTTCGTCTTGCTTATAAGTTTTCTTGTTAAAATGGTAGAGCCTAGCCTTCATACCCTGCCATCCTTTTTTCATTTTCCAATCTTTTTTGAACTAGCTCTGTCAGAGTTCTAACGTCCAGATAAAATATCTCGTTATTGACTTCGCTCGAATCGAGCATTTTAAGGACTCTATCATTGACAATTTTTAGAGGGTCGTGCATAGTAGCGTTGTTCATTTCTTAGCCTTTGCCGGTTATACGTTGTGAACACGGCAGCCGGTCTAAGCCATGCAAGGATTTAAGCCGGCTGCTCGTCTCTTGTAGTTCTAATTTTTTGGTATTTTTAGGAGGTAATTGCTTAAAAATCGTCTGGAAACATCGCACAGCTTCTGTGTCATGCAACTGATCAAAGCAAGTATTTTCAATTAGCAAAAACTCGTCCCGCGCTAAAGAGGCAACCATTAATTCCCTAAGGGCGCGGTCACCACCGAAGCTATTTATTATTTCTCTTGCAAAAACTCCTGATTTAGCCCTTCCACCCAAAGCGCAAACAATTTCATTGTCTTTGAATTTTAAAACGCAAATAGTTACACAGCTTTGAATTATAGTTTGTAATAACTTGGATGGGATTAGGCCGGATATTTTAATCAGGAACGGAGTGCTAGAATTTTTTTGTCGCTTTTTAGAAAACTCCACAGCGTCAATGACTTCTACCGCATGGTGTATGAGGGATAGCTTAGACAAAAGCAGATCAGCAAAATTATCGACCTCCTGTGCATCATCGCCGAATATACAAATATTACCACCGGTGAAATCATGTAAATGAGGCCGCCCTATTCGATCAAATAGCTCTGTAAGCCTAGGTTCTGAAAAGGTTGGCGTGGCCGGTTCGTGAGTTTTTAAATTGTCTGAATTATTGTTATTTGTGCCAAAGAAAAACTTTTTAAAAAAGCTGTCCTTGCCTTTATCACTGAAATGCTGTAGTTTCATTTAGCCCTCTTTGGTTTCGTTAACCATTACTGGTTAGCGTTGCCCTTTCATTATTAATAATAAGTGTGGGGGGTGGAACCAGTGGATATATCGGGTGTTCAAATCTTCAATATCCGCTGGTTTGTTTTAGTATTTATCCGTCTTCAATCATTTTATTCTCTTTAATTATTCTTATACTTTACTGGCAACAAAACCTACGTGGCCTTTGCCGTCACTGTCAAAATCTTTGGGATAATCAAACAGCTTGATTTTCTCAATCTTAAAACCATGCTGCGGCAATAAATTTTCTAGTTGAGGTATGTCAAAAACATGTAGATATGATCCCACATAGTCTTTATGTGCCGGATTGATTTCCCAATGATTCTCAATAACGCCCGGCCACCTATCTTTATTTAATACCCGTGTTTGATATGTTTCTAAAAAACGATCCCTATAAGCAACATTATAAGGGGTACAAACAACAAAAAATAATTTTCCTTGCGGCATTAACCAATTGTGAATTTTATTTAGCCCCTTTTCTATAGTTTCTCCATCAAGGAAATGAAACATCCTCGATGTTAACACTGCTGCCAATGAGTTAGCAGGTAGTTCAATATCTGCCGGAAAGGCACCGGGATAAAGATGCAGATTTTCTAAAGATTGTTTTGAGGTGTTTTCCAGCAGGATCGATAAATGTTCGTGGCTTAAATCATTAGCTATGATTTTACCACCCTTTGCCAATACCTTATGGACAATAAATCCATATGCGCAACCAAGCTCTAATACTAAGTCGTTATTACCTGTAGCATATTCAATAAATTCTTCCGAAAACTCATCTAAATCGATTTTCATATAGCCCATACGATTCATCGTAGGTATTTCATCACGAAGCTGCACCGGCCTTATACTATTTTCCTGTATAGATAAATTAATATTGTCCGCTAAGTACCCAAATTTCGTTTTTTTCGATTGATCAAGTTTTAGTTGATAAACTCTATTGTCCTTTAAGGTCATTATTTCTATATAATATCTTTTTTTATACCGGCGATTGTAACAGCTTTTCTATAGGCTGTATACTTCCTAAAGTGACAAAAATAGTTACCGAAATTTAACAACGCTTAGCAACCATACGTTGTATATCGGTTACTTTATTTTAATTTACGCAGAGACCTCTTTGCCCTATTATTTTGTCATCATTAAGTTTTGAAAGATTTTTAAGACTCCTAAACAAACTTATATAACCTAAAATACATATAAACCCTATATAGCAACTTATATAGAAAGTAGCATTATTAGGGAAATTATCTAAGATCATTGACGCAATAAGGGGCGATGTCCCTCCAATAACACCTAGACCTATGCTGTAGAAAAAGGATGCACAACTAAATCTGTATTGAGCAGGAAACATTTCAATAACAAGAATATTGATTGTAGCTGTTTGAGTTGAAAAAATAATCGCATGAATAATAAAAAATAATAATGCGCTAATATTACTTGGGTATATCTCTACTAACTGTAACCCTAAAAAACTAAATAATGCTATAGCTAATAGTCCATATTTTATCATCTTTAATCTGTTAATTTTATCTGACCAATAAGCAAAAATTGGTGCAAGAATAATTAAAATTAATGTTGTAACTAATGGGTAATAACTAACTTCCAAGCCTGTTATTTGATTAACATACCTTGGCAGGAAGACCAGTATAAAATAAAAATTTACCCCATTGGCAGCTGCAATAAATACAGTACTAATACATTCTAACGGGTGTTTTTTAATTCCTTCTATTAACGGAATTCGACTTTTTATAGTCGCTAATTTTAAGAATTCAGGTGTTTCTACTAGGTTCCTGCGAATAAAATAACCTATTATTGATAATCCGAAACCAAGTAAAAAAGCTATACGCCAGCTATCCTCAGGTAATTCAGGCATTTGAACTATCTTACTTACTAAAGTCGCCAACAATACTCCAGACACGCACCCGCTTATAACTAACCCCCCTACAGCCCCACGTTTATTATGATCAAAGTGTTCAACAGCGTAGATGATCGCCCCGCTATACTCACCACCCACCGATACGCCTTGTAATATTCTGATTAACGCGATGATATAACACGATATGACCCCAATCGCCGCGTAAGTTGGCAGTAAAGCCATACCTAACGAAGCGCTTCCCATCAATGATACACTAATAATTAATGATTTTTTTCTACCGTAAACATCACCGATATAGCCGAATATTATTGAGCCTAACGGCCTAAACAGAAACCCTACGGCAAATATTGCATATGTAATGATTAACGCGTTTGCTTCATCTAAAAACGATAGATAGTTTTTATGCAAAACTGCCGTAAAAAAACCAAATATGGTAAAATCATACATTTCTAAGCAAGCTGCTAAAAAGCAGGAAATAACGGCATTTCTTGAAAAATTTTGTTTCATATTTAAACTACTAGATTACTTTACTAATTTTTATTATGTCGGAACGGTTAGCTATTTTAAGTTTCTTCTTGATATTTTTAACCTTGTAACACGCAGCCCTTGGAGTAATTTTAAATTTAACAGCTAGCTCTTTATTAGTTGCTCCATGAGCTAATAATTGAACGTACTCTAATTCTTTTAGGGTTAAGCCATGAGAACTACCTGCCTTAACTTTATGCTCGTCGTAATTAAAAATATCATTTGCTAGGCTCCTTTTAAACAGGTTTTGACGGAGGGGTAAATACTTAGCCTTTTTAAAAATATTTTCTAATTCAGTTCCGTAAGAACCGGTAACCGATTCTATTAATGGCTGGTTGTTAATCAAATGGGTTAAGGCTGCTGCATCGGAACGCGTAGCAATAAATGAATACATTTTGATTATATGTTTTTCTTTTTTATAAAATAACAGACTGTTACACAGGTCACGTTTTAATAGTGCCTTTAAAAACCTATTATTTGCGTTAGATGGTGTCCTAATAATGTATTTATAATTTCCTCTATTTACAGATAATAGCTCAAGGGCATAATGTATGGACATATCCGTGTATATTTCATTATT